GGCAGCCATGTCCGCTCCCGATCCGCTGTTGTGTGCATCCTATGAATTTCCTCCACGCTCCACCGACCCGGCATATACTGGAACCGTCAAGAGGGGCAACGAGTGAAAGGAACTAAGATGAACAGCTTTGCCCAGGCCTACAAGATCAACCAGCTCAAGAAGATCCAGGAGTATATCGACGACGGCCTCGAGCTCCTGCGTCGCTCCCGCGATTGCGAAGATCTCGCCACGCCCGAGGAGCTGGCGAACTATATCGAGACCGTCGAGATGGATGTCCTCGCGCTGCCCTATTGCGAGACTTCGAATCTTCCCGACTATGCACTCAACGCTGCGCTCACCTCGACGATCGCCGGGCTGCTCCACACCCGCAACCATCTTGCAGCCCTCTAGTTTGTGATCATTTCGTGAATCTCGCGGAGCCGGTCTCGATGATCGGCCCGCGGGGTATATTGGAAGCATCAAGGCACGAAGAAAGGAGTTAGATATGCTCAATGACAACACCCGCTATCTGTTCGCCGCGCTCGACATTCCGCGTGGCGAAAGCTGGGAGATCTTGAACCGTGACGGGCTCACCAAAGCCCAGCGCCTCGTTCAGCTTTGTATGGCATCCGAATGCTTCGCGATTAGGAAGATCGGCGAGCGCCTGGACGGCGATCATTTTGCTGTGTACGAGGGCAATGATTATAAAGCTATGGCTATTATTGAGCTCTTTGACGAGTTTGTCGATGGCGTTTATATCACAGATGATTCCGGGGACTTCCTCCGTGTAGTTCTCAAGTTGTAAAGGAGTATCCAAATGCGCACCCCGTTTGTCGAATCCATCCTTGCCTGCATCGTGATCGTTATTACGTTTGTGTTCTGCGCATCACTGGTTGAAGCCAAGATCAACGCGCTCGAGACCACGATGTTCGGACGCTTCACGCAGCTCGAGAAGCAGATCGCCAAGCACGATTCCAATTCCTCCGCCGCGCTTCATGGATATTATGAGCAGATCATCGAGGAGTTGGATAAAATGTAGAACACCGATCCGAACAGAACCGACATAAAACAAACACAAACGAAAGGAATTAAAATGTTCGATTTCAAGAACCTCAACAACACCTCCACCGAGCCGGATTCCGCCAACGATCACCGTCGCACGAAGGGCAACCTCGCAGATCTCTGCAACGGTCAGATCTTTCATATCGACGGCACTTTTCAGCTCAGGTCCAACAACTACGGCCCCTACGCCGTCTTTCATGTCCTCGAGGATTCGCAGCATCATTATTACGCGGGTAAGCGCATCACGAAGATGCTCACCGACGTCGACTCCGCAGGTGCCCGCGCTGAGCTCTCCGATCAGCCGGTGAAGTTCGTCGCGAACTCCGCGACGTTCGACGACGGGCGCACCGTCACCTTCTACGACGTTCAGTTCGTTTAATGTGCTGAACAACTAGCAAAACAAAAAACCCCGGCGATCGCGAGACCGTCGGGGTTTTTCATGCCGATCGCCTAGGGCTAGGCGTTCTGGATCGTGACCTTCGCGGAGGCCGTGATCGGGGTCGTAGCACCCTCGGGATTGAGGTAGGTGCTGGTGGCGGTCAGGTGGATCTCGTCGCCGTTATTCAGGCCGGACTTCTGAACGTGGAGCACGTTCTCTCGGTCGACGTAGGTACGGGTATTCAGCGGGAGCGCCTTTGCGGTACCGCCCGAATCGCCGGCGGGGCGAATAGCGCTGATCTCGTACGTGACGGAATCCGGGGCCACCTCGACAGGTCCGTGATACTCATTCGGGGAGATCGTACCGGTGAGCGTCGGGGTGATCTTGATAGTGCCACCGGGCTCCACATGGGCGTCGTTGATCGACAGGTTGAGCGTCTGCGGGGTCATGGTCACCGTCGGGATCTTCTCGGACTCGGACAGCGAGAATACGACGATTGGGACGAACGGGCTCGCGGAAATCGTGCAGATATCGAAAAGCCAATAGTTCGTCGCGAGGTTAGACGCGTTGAACTGGCTGGTCGTGGTGTATTCCTGCTGATAGCACTGGAAGAAATCCGTAGTCGTCAGGATCGCGTAATCGTCATCGTTAAGCGGCCACTTCTTGTCGGGAATAACCTTGAGTCGATACTGAATATCGACCTTCTCGAGGTTGTACGCGGCTGCGAGGCTCTGCACGTTGGTGGCAGCCATCGCGCTCGAGCGGATGAACAGTACCAGCTCCTCGGGGTTCGCGAATACGGGGATCTCCGAAAGGGTGTACTCCGCGCTAGGCACCGTGAAGTCATAGCTGAACTGCTGAAGCGCCTGGAGCATTTCATCGCATCCGGCCTTGGTGGTCGGCGCGGTGTTGAGCTTGTGGCGCGGCAAACCGTAATGATGATCCATGCGCGGGAACAGCTCGAGCATCTCGCCATAGATGTCATATTCGTCAGCGTTCATAGGCTGGCTCATGACCTGCGCGATCAGCTGATTGAGGCCGTATTCCTCTGCGCATGCTCGGCGCATCTGCTGGCGCGTCACGGTGATGGGGTAGGTGAATTCGTGGTTGATCGAGTGGAAGGCCTGCAGACCATCGGGATAATAGGTCTTGAACTGATCTTCGGCGTCCATGTCGAAGCTGTGACCTTTGATCCAGCCAAGCATCGTCTCTGAAACGGTATTACCGTAATAGAGTTTCTGCTTGAAAAACTCTTTCAGGGGGTTCTCCCAATGCTGCTGGTGAATGAAGCTGAAGCCGATTCGCTGGATCATGAACTTCGCGAAATCGTTATAGATATCGCCGTTCATCGGGTCGAACAGCTTCTCAACGGTCGCCGTGCCCTTGGAGTCAGGGAAGCCGAGGCGCTGCTGCACGTCGGTCGTGCCGCTGAGCATGAATCGGCCCAGAATTGTAGAATTGTTAGTTGCCATAAAACTCCTTAGATCGACAGGTCGAACTCGTCAACGCCGGGAATCTCGTCGAGATCCACGTCCGCGGGCGGCTCGTCGTCCACGTCGGCGGATCCGCCGGCGGAACTGATAAACATTGCGATGTTTTTATTCATCTGCTCGATCATCTTGGCGATACCCTCGATGCGGTCGCGCAGATCCTCGAACTCACCCTCACGGTGAGCCTCGCCGGGGGTCTCCTCGGGGTTCTCGTCGATCTCCTCGGTCTCCTCGGGTGTTAGGTCTTCGTTCTCTTCGTCCAATTTTTCCTCCTATCAAATGAAAAAGGGCCAGGGTAAAACCCTAGCCCAAGTATACAGCATTCGTGTAAATTTTGCGAAAAGGTTGACATACCACCCGCGTTCGGGTCCTACTCAAAGGCTGTCGTTCCGACTCGCGGTGCTCGCAACGTTTGCACATGCCATATAAACCTAGTGTACCCCAAACAGTGCAAGCACGTCATTGAAGTGCTCGCGCGTCGCGGGCGTGTCGTACCTCAAGATTCCGTAACAGTACAGATCTGCGAGATTCTGGAGCGTCTTATTGGCGCGCTTGGCGACGATGTAATTAGGCTTACTGTCGCTCGTCGAAAGAGCGTACACGACAGCGTTCGGGTCGTTCGGAATCTTCGTGTTGATATAGTACAGCCCCTCGCGCAGATCGCCCCATACGCCGAACCGCTCGCCGCGGTACACCACCCCGAACGAGAAGCGCGCGCTGCTCGATTTCTTCGCGATGAATTTATCCGCGTCGGACTCGAACTCGTTTCCATAGTCGCCGGCGCGGGCGCCCAGACGTTCGGCCATCTGCGCGCTGTCGGCCTTAACCGCGAAATCGCTCGGATCGGGGTAGTAGAAATACCAGGACTTGCCCGCGAACCAACGCCCGCCGAATTCAGGCGGCTCGGTGATGCCCAGCTTGGCGAAGTACGGGTTGATCAGATCGACCGCATTTCCCATCAGGTAGACGCGAAGGCGCGGGCGCCCTGCGGAGTCCTTTTCGCTATATCGCTGGAGCGTTCCGATCAGGTTCTGAAACAGAGCGTACTCGTTCGGCAGGTATCTCGTATAGGTATCGATCGACTTGTCGATTAGGGCCTCGTCGAACACGACGCGGCGTAGCTTGTGCATCGAGGCCTGCTTGTAACGCGTTGCCTTCGATAGCGGGATGATCCTCACGATGTCGGCCCATTTGTTTTTCTTCTTGCCCTCGGACTTCTTGCGGATCTTGATCAGGTTTCCGCACGTCTGGAATTCATAACCCTCTAGTTTAGCTTTAAGGTTTTGGTCCTTCGTCTCCGCGACAATCTGGCCGAAATAGTCGTTCGCAACGACGTTGATGTCGTCCTTGTATCGGACGATCGCGATATGACTCTCGCCGTTCGCGAACCAGTCGCGGAGCATCTGCTCGCGGAGGCCGAACGTCTTGCCGAGCTCACGCTTGGCGATGATCAGATTGAAGGGCGCGTCGTAACTCAAAACGTCGGCCCATTTTATGAACCTTGGTTTATCCATAATCTCTCCAAAGAAAAAGGGCCCCAGCGCAGAAAGGAGAAGACGCCGGGGCCCAGTTCGAAAGGGTGTGACTTAACTATAACACACTATTCGGAGGATTTGCCGAACAGCGCCAAAAAACCTTTTTCGCGGAGCTCGGGGTTGATCTTGCAGATGTTCTCGAGGATCGAGACGACCTCGGTAGTCACGATATAGACGACGATCGCTCCGACCGCGGGCACCTGGATGCCGAGCTCCATGAATGTGCTTGCGATCTCGAGGGCAGCGGCGAGCGCGAACGCCACGAAGAAAGCCAGCTTGTGGGTCATGCCGTCGCGCATCTTGGAGCTGTTGACGCTCTTGGTGGCGAACGCGGCGATCAGGCCGCTGATCACGTCGAGAGCGATGAAAGCGCACATGACGATGAACGGGGTTTCGAAATGCTCGAAGTTCATGCTATCACGCCCAGACCAGCGCGGCGGTGCCGCTGATCGTGTAGGTGCCCTCGGCGGGGGCGCCGTTGAACTTTAGGCGGAATGTAATATCTCGGAGATAGTTTTGATATGCTACAGCGTAGCAGGTTCCGGTGCGGACGTTGTTCAAGTCGAATGACAGCGGGTTCGTTCCCATCCCTGCAAATTCGCCTTGCGGAGAAGCGGAGCCCTGGGCTTTGCAAATATCAATAGTGTCGGTTGAACCGTCCGAATTGAACTTGAAGCCCATGAACTCGAGGAAGATTACGTTGCCCCACCGTTTACCTGTGACATTGGCAGCGCTGCTAGGCGCTTTGAAGCCGGTGAGCGTGATCGGTGCGGCTTTACCGTTTACATACGCGCCTGCATTGTCGACGATGGACTTCATCGAAGCGCTCAGCTTCTCGTAAGTCACGGCCTCGGCCGCGATCTTGGCGGTGGTAACGGCGCCGTCGACGATCTGCTCGGTGCCGACGGAATTCACGGGCAGCGTGATACTTGCGTCATCAATCGAGAGCGTTCCGTCGGGCTCGAGTCTGAAACCGGAATCGGCGGGGACGATCACGCCGCCCAGGGTGGTGTTCGAGGCGGGCGGGAGGACGTAGGTATCTGCGTCCGTTGAGATCGTGCCGTCGGCCGCAATGTTGACGTTGGCGCCGATACGCACACCGCCCAACTTGTTTGGCGTCGCGGGGTCGAGTTCGAACTGTGCATCGCGGCCCAGGATCTCGACCTGCTTCATCTGCGCGTCGATCGCATTAGCGAGCTCGTTGATGTCGTTCGCGCCGTCGAAGCGCGCGGCCGGATCGATTTCCGGAAAATTGTAGTTCGGGGTTCCCAAAATTTACTCCTTCACTAAAATTGCGTAATTAATATTTGTCATAATTACTTCATAAAATCCGCCAGCTGAGAATGTGGCAATATCGGATCGATCCGAAAGCTTAACATTATCCTCCGGCTGCGTGATGGTTGAGTTGTCAAAATCAAGAATATATGTTCGGTAGCCAATTACCGAATCGTAAGTCCCGCCTTGACTCTTTCCGAAGATTGCGGCTTGAATGGTTGCAGTTCCAGACCACAATGAGCCTGGAGCAACGAGCCCCGCCGACGTATACATTGGCAGAGTTTGTCCAATACCTTTATCTCTATCATCGCCATAAACGGCATTGAAGAAAGGAACCACGATGGCGATTTTGTTTGTCAGTTTTCGGAGATGAAAATTGACAACTCGTTGATTGCTATCAATATTCCAGATTTCTGTAACTTGCGTTGAGTTCCACATCTGAGAGGGTAACTTCAGCTTGTTTACAACTGTGGAGTCAACGTTCCCCTCCACAATTGCCGGCGTTGCGAGTTTCGCCGTGGTGACGGCGCCCGCGGCGATCTCGGAGGTCTTGATCTGCTCGGTGCCGGAGAAAGCGCCTGAGCCGATGCCGATACGGCCGTCCTCGTCCGCTGTGATGTTACGGCCTGCGACGATTCCGCCGAGCTTCTTGTCGGTGGCGGGCTCGAGCCTGAACGGCTCCGCCGATCGCGTAATCAGGCCGTCGGCGTAGACCTTGAAACCGTGACCCACGCGGACGACGCCCAGGGTATCGCGCGATGCGATCGGGGGCTCGTACTCGTCGCCCTCTAAACCCTTCTGAATGCCGTGCAATACGGCGTCCGTGGCGGTCGCCAAACCGTTGACCGCATCCGGAAAGCTCAGCGTGCTGTCCGGATCGACCTGAGGCAGGCCGAAATAAGTAGTTCCCAAAGTTAAATCACCTCAATATATCCGGGAGTGCGGTTGTCGATCCTATCAGGATCAGTGTACTTGATTTGCTCAGATCCGTCGCCCCAGATGTCGTTTGAGATCATGTCGACCTCGATATATGTCTTCCCGTCGTTCGCGAGTTCCTGCCACGTGTGGCCGGTGTTCGCGAGCTGTCGCCAGGTCATCGCATGAACGCGCAGGGTATCGTACATCTGCTTGAAGATCGTGTACATGTAATCGAAACCGCCGGACACGGGGTTCCTGGAGCGGCCGCCGACCTTGAGGCCGTCGAGCATAGCGGCGATCGCGTCGACGCGGCGCTGGAGCTCTCGAATGCGTAGCGCGAGCTGATCGTCCGTTTCGTCGAGCTCGTTCAGAGCTTTCGCGAGATCGTTCGCGTAATCCGCGAGCTTGCACAGCTCGAAGAGGATCTTTTTCAGAACCTCCTCGGAGCTGTAGGCGTTCTGATAGAACGCCGGAATGCTCGGCGTGAATTTAGTGAACGCCGAATATGGCACTAGTGGAAACATCGAACCTCCAAAATTAGAAACCGTTGAAGTTGACGGCGAAGAGATCGGAGAACAGCACCTCTAGCTCGTCCAATATCATCACGTCAACGTCATTATACCGTTCCGCAAAATCCACATACTTATCGAGGTTGTCGCCGAGGCTGATGTCCTCGTGTTCCTCGTCGGTGGCATTGCTCGCGTAGTCCTCGGACTCGCCGTTTAGCAGGGTCGCGGGAAAATCTGAGAAAACATGACGACGCTTGCCGTAGTCGTCGCCCGTCTGGAAGATCTCGAACTCACCGGACAGCTTCTCGTACAGTTTGTCATATTTCGGCATGATCTCGTTGAGCTTGCGGATGAATTGCCGGCGCCAGACAGCGGGCGGTAGGATGCCGATCTCGCGGAACTCGAAACGCGCGGCGATCTTCTTTTGAAGGCGATCGCGCTGCTCCTCGTCATACCAGTCCCATGCCCACGCTGGATCGTCCCAGTCGATGAACCCCGCTTCCTCGAGCTCCGCCCACGTTAGCGACGTGGCCGCGTGGTAATCGTGCGGCAACTCGTCCGCGGTGAATTTAAACGGTTCCATCGCCGTCACCCTCCTCCAAGTTAGTCAGCTTATTGTTCTCGGCCTCGAAGTTATCGGATCTGTAGTCCTGTGCCCATACGACTTCGATCGGTTTACGGTCTGCGCGCGCAGCGGTCGAATAATTGAGGCGGTTCCACGCGTCGGCTGCCTCGCGTCGGCAGTTGAGCGGATCGAGGCTCATGATCTCGGAGCTAGCGTTCTGACTCTTGACCTCGCCGGTGATCATGCGCTCGGTCTTGTTCTCGACCGACGGGATGCCCAGGAATCGGTAGATGTCATCCCAGAGCGAACGTTTGGCCGCGTCGATCTCGCCGGCCAGGCAGGGCACGCCGGTGTTCACGGCCTCGATCTTGATATGTTCGGTCAGGCTCGACAGGCCGACGATTGCCGGTTCGCCGCCCGCGATCTGCTTGAGTACGTTCGCGACGTCGGCCTTCTTCTCGTTGGGACCCGTGATCACGTATGGGGTGCGCTGCTGCAGCATGTTGATGTCGAGAGTTCGGTCGATCGTCGTGAGGCGCCGGGCGCACATGTCGAGATGACCGGCTATCGGCAGACGCATACGGTTATCGAACACCGGCACCGCGTTCGTGTCGTCGCACGTGAAACGAAAACCGTTGTTTCCGAGGGCATCCCATTTTGTTGGCTTGTCGTAGACGTTCGGCGCGCCCTGGTATACCAACTGCATTGAATATACAAGGTCCTCCGCACCGTGCGGGTGCGCGAGCGTCGCCATTCCGTTGAAGAACAGGCACCACTCAAGATAGCGCTCGTCGCACGAAGCCGGGAGGTTAAGCCACTTGAAACGGTTTAGCGCTAGGGAGATTAGCCATTGCCGGTACATCTCGTAAACTCGGATATTGAACGCGGCGCTTTGGAAATAGACATCCGAGCCGGGCATCTTCTCGTAATGCTTGCGTTTCGATTTACTCATTTCTTCACCTCCACTGTCACCTTGACAGTCTCGTTTTCGAAAGTCGAGACGTTGTGCGCGACATCGTCTACGATCGAGCGCTCTCCGCGGGCGTACGCGTTCCACGCGGCCGCGTCGCCGTAGAACAGATCGCCGTCGAGCTTCCAACCTGCGACCGGGCAATCGCTCGCGAACTGCCACGCGACGACGTTGCCGTCGGCCTCGGGGCACTTCCAACCGGCCGCGGTGGCGTGAGTCGGGGCCGTCACCGACGGGTAGCTCGCCACCCATCGCGCGCAGTTGGGCTCAACACCGCCCTGGTTGAAGCGCCAGGGGTTCGCGTAGATCCAAGGCCAGACCTTCGTCAGATTGTGGTACTGATTTACAAATTGGTTTACCCAATTGACGGACTGTTGGCCCTCCCAGTCGAGAACCGGGATGCCCTTACCGCAATAATTCATCGTGTTGCGGTAGAAGAACGCGGCCTCCGCGAGCGGGTCTCCGCTGCCGGCGAAATGGTAGAAGCCCCAGAGCTTCCCGGCACCGTCGGCCTTCTGAATGAACCCGTCGCATTTCGGATCGACATAGTTAAGGCCCTCTGTGGCCTTGCAGATCACGCCGTCGACGGGGGCGGTGGCGGGGTCGACCCCCGCCTGCCAGTTTGAGATATCGATAAATTTAAGCATGCGCCTCCATATTGTCATAAATTGAAACGTGCCCGATCTCGTCGGGGTCTGCCCAGATTGTAACACCGGCGCGCAGGATCCGTTTCAATTGCTCCTGTGCGGACTCAATCACGCCCGCGCCACCGGTTAGCCACAGATCCTCACATTGCCAGTACGTGAAGTACGGCATCAAATTGAAACCGTCGAAATTCCACAGCTGCCCGAGCGTGTAGCCGTATCGGAGCATCTGATCGGCCGCCGGTGCGATCTCGCCTAGCTTCTGTGTCTTGACCTTCACCTGCACGCCGCGCCATTTGAGTTCGTCGGGGAGCGGATCACCGGCATACTCGCCCACCTTGACGGGCGGATCGAGGCGGTGATCGAGATAGCCCTGCCGGATCATCTCGAGGCCCGCAGTGAGCGTGCGCTGAGCGTTCTCGACGGCCTGATCGCGGGAATATCCGGCGTTGGCGCGGGCTGTATCGCGATCACGCTGAGCGTTCGAGCGCGTGAGCGACGCGTTGGCGTCGGCATTGGCGATCGCGGCATTATAGGTGCGCTGCGCGTTTGCATCGCTGGTCGTGCGGGAACGCTGAGCGTTTGCGTTCGAGGTGTCGCGGGTGTTGCCTGCGTTGGAGATAGAGGTATCGCGCGAACGCTGCGCGTTGGCGTTCGAGGTGTCGCGCGTGGTGCCAGCATTGGCTACCGAGATGTCGCGGGAACGCTGGGCGTTCGCGTTCGAGGTGCTGGTGTTCTTGCGCGTAACGCCGGAATCGTTTGCGTTTTGAGTGTTCGCCATCGTGACCGCGTTGTCAGTTTGCAGATTAGTTACTTCACGTCGCAGGGTGTTTGATATGTCGGTCGCCGCTATCGACGCGTCGTTGTTCTTTTTCATTTTGCGCTGGTTGACGCTCTTCATAATCGTATTCGCGGCGGTGTTATTGCCGAAGCCTAGGATATTCTGAGGGGTCGACTGCATTCCGGAAATAGCGGCGCCGGCTATGTGCATGGGGATCTGCTCGACGGCTACGCCTGTAACGGCGGCGCTGAGACCCGCGAAGATGGGCGAACCGGCCGCAGAAACGGCCTGAAAGGCGTCCGTCGGGAGTGTTCCCCAGATCTGCGAGTCCAGCACCTCGTTGTCGATTCCGGTTATATCTTGCGTGAGGGCGACCGAATTAGCCGTCACATCGCTCGATGCTTTGTTGTTTTTGGCGGTCACCGCGTCGTTTAGCGAATTCTGAGCGATTACCTGCGTGGTTCGAAGCGTATTCCTTAGCTTTGTTACGTCGACGGTCGTTTGGTTAGAATCCTCGGTGTTGCGCAGATCGGCGTCGGCGGATTTTACAGTGTTGGAAAAACTTGTCGCGTTGCTGTCGTTCGTGTTCGCTTGCCCGGCGTCGGCAGATCGCTGCGCATTCGTAAACGCGGCCGCGTTCGAAGCGTTGGCGTTAGTCTGGCCGGTAGCGTTCGATGCTTGCGCGTTCTGAAACGCTGCGAGAGCGGAACGGTTCGCGTTGTTCTTCGAATTCGCGGCCGACGCGTCGGCATTGGTATATGCCTTCGAGATCGCCGCGAGCTCATTCTGATATGCGGTGTTGGCGGAGCGTACATCGTTCGTGTAGGCGGTCTCCTTCTCGGTAAGTGCCTTCACATTGTTCGCGTTGTAGTTGTGCAGCCTGAAACGATCGTAACCGCGCTGGTAGATCGCGAACGTCGGGATGTCGAACCCGAAATTGAAATCGCGGAAATCGGAACCCGGCAGAGACTCGCGGAACTCGCGATCGCTGAGGTCTTTCCAGGTGAACTCGTTCGGCTCGCCACCGCCCACGCCCGACAGGAAAGCCTCGAAACGTATAAACGGATACGCTAGGGAGACGCGCTTCTGGATTTCGAGCGCGCCGGTGTCCTCGATCTTGATAATCGAGGCGTTGCCGGATGAATCGGATACCTCAATCGCCGCATAGGGATAGGTATAGAGCTTCGCCAGCTCCGCGTACTCGGCGGGGTAGTTGAAATCCTCTTTCGTGAAATGGAGTTGCTTGATGGCGTCGTTGTTAGGCTGTACCTCCCAGCAATCGAAACCGTTCTGGCCGGTTCCGAAATAGAGGAATGCGAAACGGTCGAGATCCGCGTAACTGTGGCCGGAGTTCGCGAGATCCGCCCAGGTCTTGCCGGTTGCGGCCAGCTGTCGCCACGTCATCGAGCCCTTCGCGAGGGCCTTGAAGTGGTTTCCCTTGACGATCATCGACTCGTCGACCATGAACACGGCCTGGATCGTCTCGATGATCTGCGGGGCCTGCGCCACCGCTGCGGTCATGAACTCGGCGAAATCGCGGCCTGCGACGGCAATCACCGACACGCCGTTGGGCGTGGCATTGGTATTAGAGGCTGTCGGATTGGTTTCGAGGTTTAGGCCGGAATAGTCGACACCGCCCGCGGCGATCCGCGCGCCGTTTATGCCGGCATCGGCGCCGGCACGGTCGCCGGTACTGTAGAAGGCTGGATTGCTCGGGGCGATTGCATCGACGGAGCCGAGCGCCGCGAACGCGTCGCGGGGCATCGTCGTGGCGATCAGCACATATTTGGTTCCGGATCCGAACGGGATGAACTCTGACGATTGAACGGCTGCGGGCTCGCCGAACGCTACATCCCTCGCGAGCAGGTAGCGGTTGTTGGCGATCGGGTTAGCCAGGTACTCGTCGACGTTCGACGCGGCCACGGGCGCATGCCCGCGGGCCAGCATCATGTAGTTGATATCGATTCTGTTGATGTAGGTCGTCCAGACGTCTAGCTCGACGGTCGCGCTCGTGGTGTTCGCCGCGGTGAACTCGACATCATGAACAAAATAGAAGAAACGGCGGACATGCTCGTCCGCGAACGGGACCGGCGCCGGTGCGAACTCAACCATCAGGTAGTTGTAGTTTACGAGTTCATCGAACGGCACCGGTAGCTTGATCGATTGTTTAGGCATGACGCGCATACCCGATTCGAGTACATGGATCGGCGTCTCGAGCGCATCGAAATAGGCATCGCGCGCCGCGTCATCCTCGAACTTCACGACGTTTTCATAATCGCCGCACCAGTTGACGTTGCAAAGCTTCAGTTTGGTTCCGGGCTCCCAGCGGGTATAGTCGAACGTCTGTTTGATAGCGTATGGATCGACGTTTTTAATTCCGGGAAATTTCTCGGAGTCGCTTAGATGTGGAAATTTTGCGGACATGCGCCCTCCTGTTTAATCAAGTGTTTCACTCGATTATAACAGGGGACGCGTTGCCCACCTCGATTCGAGGGGTGTGGGTGCCGGCCTTGATCGCGATGTACTTATCTCGGTCGTCGATCTTCCGACGGTAATGCTTCTCGAGGAAGCGCACGGTCGCCGCGTTACTGAACTTGAGCGTGTCGCCGATCGTCTTCCAGATCGGCCACAGCGCCTGTGCTCGGTGGCATTTGACGCGAACGGTTCGACCCAGGTAATCGGTCACGTCTTGATCGAATTCATCGGCTGCTTTCGGCTTATCGCGCATGAGCGTGTGCGCGACGGACGGGGCAAGCGAGGCGTTATAACCGAGCGTGAGGTTTACGGCCTCGGCGGGGCTGTAGCCCTTCGTTAGCAGCCAGTCCAAAACGTCTTCGATGTGGTAGCAGCCTTCCCAGCCCTCGGGGTGCTCTGGGCGCGAGATACCTGCCAGCGTTACGTGACTGTGCCCGTTCACGAACGAGACGCGGGCTTTATTCCACAGTTCTACGTGATCGCTGTAGTAGATCTGACCGGTCTTCTTGTCCGCGGGCTCGATGTCGAAGATACCGATATCGGTGAGCGGGCTCGCGAGATCCGGGAAATACTTCCTGTTATGACCCTGGACTCGATCGAGAGCCGCGGTGCAGGCGTCGTGGAGCGGTTTGAGCGCGTCGAGCAGGTCGGTATACTCGTACGGCTCTGCCAACGCGATCTTCATAGAGTCGGTATCGCCGCCCGTGATCAGCGCGGCGGAACCGAAACGCTCGAAAATCAGGCGGATCGCGATAACCAGATGCTGTCGCGATCCTGCGACGATGCGGAGCCCGTAGGTGTACAGTACGCGCGGGCGCTCGGGCGCGAGCTCGACGAAATTGTCTTCCGTCGGCTTCGTGGCGGAGTCCAGACGGATCTCGCCGGCCTCGTCAACCATGAAATCGGGGCGCCATAGCTGCATCGACTGCGTCCCGTAGATTCCGTTGAAGGGGCCCTTCGTGGAGACGTTGTAGTAAGCGTTGAGCGCCCCCTCCGTCATCGTGCCGGCGCGCAGCTGATCGGCGATCGATTCTGGAATATCGTTGGGGATCGGATCGGTGTAGCCCTCGCCGGGGTTGTACGTCTTCGTTAACTTCTTGACGTGCGACTTTTGCTCGAAAAGGATATTCGATTGCAGCGAGACGTAATCAGGCGGTGTCATCGAGCATGCGGTGAACTCGCCGGCGATCGCCTCGAAGCTATCGAAATCGTAGACCTGCGAAACGTTCCACAGCTCGACTTCAGACAGGCACAGACGGGCCTCGCGGGCCTTGTACAGCTTGCCGAACGCGAATTCCGCGCCGGTGGCTGCGTCCATCCAACCGGATGCGCGCGCCGCGTCCTCGACGGCTGCGTTGGCCTCGGCGGGGTCATCGTCGTCGGTGAGGCGCTTATCTGTGAACTTGCCCTCCGCTAGCGTAGCGATGCCGTAGAACTCGAATGCCGATCCTGCTTTCAGCCTCAGGTTTTTGAAGATGAACACGCCGTGAAGGGCGAAATCGAACGGTTGCCAATAGTATTTGAGAACTCGATTTAGCGGGGTGTTCGCAACGTTCTCGGCGATCATCTGGAAAAACTCCATATTGTCAGCCTTGCGGAATTTATGCGGAATCCTGCGGCCGTTGATGTACATGTGATGCATAGAGGTAACATCGAGAGAGCACACGCGATGCATAATCTTCATCGCCGTTCGCGCCGCTGTGAACGTCAGGCCACCGCGGAAGGCTGCCGTGCGGAGCGACATCGTCTGGAAATCAGGCGGAAGCTCTCGGAGGCATAGCTGTTCAAACATCACGCCCAACGACGTCTGTTTTGGCTTGAGGTCGTAGATCTCATGAACTGCCATCTGGCGCACGAGCGATGTTTTGGTCATCACGCGAACGCCCAGCATGTCAGGCGTCAACCACTCGTAAGAGTGGAGCAGGAAACGGAAATACGCGGGGATGACCTGGACGTCTCGGCGCATGTAGAACAGCTCGCGATCGGTGAGCGGGGTTTCCGGCGTGCGCACCAGTGAATAATCCAGATCGCCGACGGCCTTGGGGAGTCCGGCCGTCGAACCCATAGATTTAAGGCCGGACATATCGAGGAAAAACGTATCCCAGAAACGCAGCGCCAAGCGATCGTCTTTGTAGAGATCGAAGCAGTAGACGTGCGTTGCGGTCTGCGCGGTCACCTTGCACTCGTATTCGGCGCAGAGATCGGCTTGAAGCGTTTGCAGGTCGAACATGAGGTTGTAAGCCGCGACGATAGGGATATAATCCCCGCCGCGCTCGGCTTCGGCGATGATCTGCTCGATAACGTTCATCGAATCGAGCTCAGAGCGGAGGATCGTAATATCGTCATCGCGCTCGGGCTCGTATTGGTAAAGGTTGACGTCGGCGATCCGGTTCCAGATGTAGGCGTAGGCGAACGCCTGCTGGGATTCTTCCACGCCTACCGTCGTGGTCTCGGTGTCGTAGACTGCGGCGACCTTGAAGGGACGTTTTTTCTTTGCCATTGTCGCCGCGCTCCTTTCTGTGTGGTTGATTAGTGTAGCGAAGCATACGCCACCGCGATAGCTTTCTGCGTCGGGGAGTCAAGACTGTCGTATGTCTCGTTGATCATGTGGTTCCACGCGGGGGAAGTGGTATCCACTTCGTCATATTGGATGCCCAGATAATCAGCGACAAACATCTGAAACGTTACGCCACCTTTTTTCATATCCGCGTCGAGCGCTCGGGAATACAGATCCCAGAGATCTAAACCGGGATGCGCAGCCAAGATCGACTCGTAACGGTTCGGGCTTTCGCTAGACTGCCAATCGCGCTGGTAAATCATGAAAAACGATTTAACTTTAATACGCCCTTCGACGGGATCGCCGAAAATCGTCTGCTGTTTATCCATTGCTCGGCGCATTTCGCTTTGAATAAAAAGGTTGCGGTTACGCTGTCGCGTAGGGGCTTCGTTTAGATCGATGAGGCGCTGAAACTTATTGGCTTTCTGGGTGCCGCTTTCGCCGCGTTTGAAAGCCGATCGCCTAACGGCCTCGTTGATGTTTTTAGCCTCGCGCCTATAAACCTGTTTAATGCCCTCGTCTTTCTCGAGCTTTGCCTGTGCCTGCAGGCGCTTAGCGCGTCGCTGCAACTTACGGCGCAGGTTTTGGGCTTCGCGAGATCGCCGACGTGTTTCAGGATCGCGGGCCATTAGAGGAAACGCCTACCGTTGATAAACGTCTTGGAGTCGTCGAGCGCAAAACGATCCAGACGGGCCCAGTCGATGCCGTTGCGATCGCACCAACCGGAGTCGATCAGTGAACAGGCTTCGCGGAGTGAATAGGCCTCATGAAACACAAACCAGACCAGCGCGATACGCTGATCCAACCGGTATTCGTTCACGTGATGTTCTGCCCAGCTAGGAACGTCGCGGATGTCATGCCGATCCGAAATGCGGTTCGACGTTTGCGCGCGGTTCATTCCGGAGTATACGTATTTATCCATTAGTTACCAACTGCTTTCTACGAAAATTGCCCCTCTTGACGGTTCCAGTATATGCCGGGTCGGTGGAGCGTGGAGGAAATTCATAGGATGCACACAACAGCGGATCGGGAGCGGACATGGCTGCC